ACTCACTCATCTGCATTGCTCGTCTGTTGAATGCCTTAGATCTCATTATTGGAGCCTTTTAAACATGGCTATCAGGTAGCGTAGAAAGCTGAGGAGGAATTACTGCTCTAAGTGCAGCCATAGTAGTTCCACAGTCAGCCTGAACCGCAGCAGCCCATACTGTAGCGGCATGGACGGGATCAGAAGTGATGCAATCTAGAGGTCCCTGCTTAGGTATTGGTTGACCATGTTGAGGGGATGGGAGTTGGGTCATGAATCTAGCGGTGCATAAACCCATTTCAGAAGTAATACCCTTCCAATATTCACTAGCCATCATATTAAAAGTAAAAGATGTTAACGCCGGATCAACATAATTACCACCAAGATTAACTTTTGGATCTCCATAAGCTGCTATGCGTTGTTTATCAGTGGCATCAGTGGAATCTCCTGTGTAAGAAGCTTGCATAGTGACACTAACGATTGAATTTAGTTGTTGAACTAAGGGGTGAATCAGCATATTTTACCTCAAGTAAAGGCGGGGAGTTATTTTGTAACTCCCCGCTCTAGTCTTATTCCTTATAATTGAGTCGTAACCGTGATCTCAACATCAATATATAGAATTGAGAATATTGGCTGAATTGAGAAAGCAACATGAAGCAATGTAGGATCGCTTGCATCTGGAGTTACAGATAATCCAGCAAAGGCGTTAAGAATCTGGTTCTCAACTAAACTATTCAGAGTAGCGGTCACTACGATAGTCACAGCGTTTAGAGCAGATTGAACAAGTTTGCGACCAATGAATTGTTGAAGCTGGGCACGAACTAATTGTCTAGTCTCATCCACGATCAAACGAGAAGTAGGTTCACGCTTGAGAACTGAAGTATTATCGGTAGTAACCCAGTGGCGAACTACGAGGGCACCGCTGGTTTCGTAAAGGCAGGTTAGACCAGCAGCAGCCATCAAATCTTGAGTAGGATCTGGGTAGCGAGTAATGAGGCTATTAAAACCAATCATAGATTGTTTAGTTAGAGTAGTAGCAACATCAATAGCAGGGTTAAGCATCATTCCAGCCATTGCAGCGGCAAGGAATGAACCGTCAACAGCGTATTGAACCGCAGCACCATTTGTAGTAACAGTCAAAATAGCACCTGGAACTGCAATACCAATCATTCTGTCAGAAACAAGGCTGGTAGCCAAGGATCTCATGGTATCCGGGGTATCGTTGAAACCGTAACCGTAAACCGAAACAGCTTCTCCACTATTACGGGGGGCTGCTTGAGTAATTAAGAAACGATTAAGATACTGAATAACTGTTGGATTAGTGGTTAAAACTTGAATCATATCAGCTTTCTTATTAGTTCCTGGGATTGGGGAAGCTAATGAAGCGATAGCTGAAATGTAAGTATTAGACGAGGCAAAATTGGAGCCAGCTAATTTAGGAACTTGGATACATCCGAAGACCTGACCTCCATTTTGAGTAAATAAACTTGCAGCTAAGGAAAGTCTATTTAAAGGAGTAGGATCGCCATAAGCGGTGTAAGCGTCTTGAGGATTAGTAAATAGTTGAAGGGCCATATCCGCAGCGGTTTTCTGAGTAGTGTAAGAGACATAGTAGTAGTCTCCAACATTAGGCTCTGTTCCTGCTCTATTATGGGTGCTGATGGTAGCTGTATCACCAGGATTCATACCATAAGTGGTTGTAACGGTTGTCCAAAGACCAAGAATAGCAATTTGAGGTTCAGCAGAGGTAGTGAAACTTGAGGCTGAAATAATGAAACCAATCTGGTCATTAACGGCATAGTAGTAAACAGGAGTAGGAGCGTCCACGAAGCCCATGGTGATTGCATCAGCGGGATTAATGAGAGTAAAAGTTAATCCGAAAGCAGGGGAAGAGAAAGTCTGATTCAAATAACCAGTCCCAAGATATTGGGGGGGAGCTAATGGAGAAGATAGATAATTTACTGTGTATGTTTGAGAAACAGGGATAGTTACTCCAGTGCTGCCCCCGGCAAAATTGACCGCTGGAGCAGGAGTAGCGACAGTAGAATCGGAGGTAGAAGAACAAGTAATGGACGTAGTATAGGGTCCAATGGTCACGCTAATCCCAGAAGTGAAAAGACCTGAGATACCTGTTTTAGTTCTAGTTGAAGAAGGTCCGGAAATGTTTACCGTGATAGCACTTCCATTAACAGTAACGGCATCAGCGTCAATAACATCAACCCCAGCAACAAAACTAATGGTGATGTTGTTAGCGACATTACTAGGTGTAGTAGCTGTGAAGACTAATCCTTCAACTGTAGCAGTTGCGGGTGCGCCAGAAGACACAACATGGGCAGGGGTTAGATCTGCAATAAAGTTAATTAAGAGTTCTCCAGGGGCTGTTACACCGGGAACACCCTTCATATCAGAATATTCCCCACCATCATTAGACTGATAGGGCCAAATAATACCAGAAACATAGAAATTTCCGTCTGAAACTTGTGTTCCAGAGACATTTAAGACCGCAGCAGAGTCATCAAAGGCAAATGTAGGAAGCTCATTGTTATACTGGTCAGTAATACTATAAGTTCCAACACCAGTGATACCTGGAGTGTCAACAGTTAAAGTATAAGTGGCTTCCTGAATAGTGTTGCGAGTATAAGTAGCAAATACCATTTGTCCAGCAGTAGGTGGAATGAGAAGTTTGAAGGTCTGGGTAGCTCCGGATAGTTGAATCACAGTCACAGGGCCACTTGCTAGGGCGCTAGCTAGAGCCGATTCTTCATCATTAGGAAAAGAAGGAGTTCCTACATAAACCTGAATTAGAGAAGGATCGTCAGTGGCGGGTCCTAAACCTTTATTTTGGCCGGATCCATCAGTAGGCATATCAGGAAGAACGAAAGTGGTGTTTAGCCCAGGAGGTAAAGGAGCAGGAGTAGGTGCGCTGCACACCTGAAGGAACATCTGTTCGTCAACTAAGGTAGTAGCGATAACAGTTGCGTTAAATGGGACATAACCAGGAGTAGAGGTAGCGACTGTAGTAGAGGCTGAATTTCCCCACTGGATTTGCTGTTGGACAATATTGCCGTTCCCATCCAAAACATTTTCAAGAACATAGTCCACACCATTGATGAAATCAGCGCGGTTTGGTCCCAATCCAACTTGGTTTATTGCAACAACATTTGTAGATGGGAGAAGGTCATATGTATCTTGGTAGGTATTAGTGAAATAAGAAATAGACAAAGTATTTCCGGATGGCACTGGATTAGTCAAAGTAACCAATCCCTGTAAACCATTTACAGCCGAAATAGACACTTTCACATTGTTTACGTAAGCAGTAACATGAGTAGGGCTATTTGTTACTACGCCACCGTTAGTCCCATCAACAATAGGAATATGATTAACCTTAAAAACGGTATTTGAGGCAGGACCGGCACCACCAGTCATAAGGGTGGCTGTAACGAAATAGGCAGGGGTATTTGAATAGGCAGCGGTTAGAGATTTAACAGTTACATTCCCAGCATTCAAAGTGGGGATATTCCCCAAGTTGGAAATTAAGGCTGCGATTGCTGCCCAAGAACGAATGGAGTTATCAGCAGAATTTCTAGCCTCAATGGAAATCGCGTCTGTTCCACTTCCAGTGATGGCAGCATAATCAGTAACTCCAGAGCCACTTGTAGCAACAGTAACAGCGATAGACACCTGATTTCCTAAATATCCAGGTTGATCAAGAGTTAATGTCAAGGGAGAAGCTGTTCCAGTAGTTAAGCTATTGGCAGGAATGGCGAGAGAAGCATAGGAAGGAACTTGATCTGAAAGAACGTCAGTAAATAGAGTGTCAGATCTCTTAAAATAGTAAGTAGCTGAAAGTTGATCTCCAGCAGCAGGGGCAATTAGAAGGGTCACAACACCAGTGGCACCATTAAGAGAGGACACTACAACAGGAACTCCATTATCAGTAACGGTAACATACTGAACATTATTAGTGATGGTTCCAGTGTTATTGCCAGTGACAACGGGCCAGTAACCCAGTTGGAAGACAGCGGTGGAACCGGTAACCTGGGCTGAGAGGTCTTCGCTAACTACCGCATCATCTGAGGAAGCACTAGACCCTCTATGGAGTTCTGAGTTTTGAATAAGGAATGTCTCAGAACCTTCTCCAATGAAGATTGGAATATTAAGACCACTTTGGAGTGTGGTGCCAGGATTAGCAACTATCTCTGTGGTGTAAACTCCTGGTGCGGTGTACTGGTCAAAAAGTGCCATGTCCAGTGGCACCATTAAGAGAGGACAC